ATACTAGCTGGTGCAGTGTACAGAAGTCTTACTGGCACTGGCGAGGCCATGAAGAAGCTAAAGACTATAAACGAAAGTCTTATTGAAAGTTTTGATGATCTTACTGACGCACAAAAAGCTTACGCTAGGTCGTTAGCTTTAAAGGAAATTAAAGAAAACGAACAGGCTATTAGTGATCTTAAAGACGCACAAGAAAGGGCAACTAAGACAACTGTAAGTGGTAATTTTGCGTATACAAGGTTTTCGGAAACTTTAGATAACTACAATAAGAGGTTGGAGAAAAATAAAGCTGATGTAGATAGTTTAGAGGCATTAAATAGAGATTTAGCTGCCTCTGTTGATGATTTAACAAACGATACAGACAGTTTGCTGAAAAAATTAGGCGAAGAGTTATCTACTTTAAATTTAACTGAAGCACAATTGTTTGCTTATCAATTGGCAATGTCTGGCGCAACCAAAGAACAAATCGCATTAGGCGTAGCAACATTTAACAAACTACAAAAAGATAAAGAAGCAATTGAAGCATTAGAAGATGCTGAAGCTGCTGTAAAAAAACAAACAGAAGCAACAGCTTCTTACAGCGAAGGTCTATACCACCAACTAGCTGCTTTAACATTAAGTGGAGATGCTCTTTTCTACTACCAAGCTGCTTTAAAAGGCGGTACTGCCGAACAAATAGCTGCAAATGCAGAATTGTTAAAATCCATAGCATTAAGAAAAGAAAAGATAAAAGCCGATGCAGACTTTGCTAAAAGTGAGTTAGCACTTGCAGCTCTTTTTGACAAACTAAACGCCAAGAGGGATGCAGACGAAGAAAAAGCAACGGAATCTGCTGTTGCATTAGCACAGAAAGCAGCACAAAGAGGTTTAGATAAACTTACTTTGCTTGGTCAACAGCATGAAGCTGAGAAAATAGCACTAGATACGCATTTAGCCGCAGGTAGAATTAGTCAGGAATTGCACGATGAAGCAATGAAAGGACAGGCCAGAGAAACGGCTAACGCTATTAACGCAATTGATACAAAAGCTAATGAAGATGCTAAAAAATTAGCAGATGCAAGAATGCAGATTCAACAGCAAATGCTTTCAGGCATATCTGGTGTTATTGGTCAACTTGCCGATGCCGCAGAAGAGGGTTCATCAGAAGCTAAAGCGTTGTTTGCTATTGAGAAAGCTATTGCAATTGCAACTACTGTAATGAACGCAGAAGTAGCGGCTGTAGCGGCTATGGCGGCAGTTCCTGGACCTGCTGGCATTACGATGGGTAGCGTAATACGCGGAATTGGTTATGCGTCTGCTGGCATCATTGCTGGTACGGCTATTGCTGGAGGTCGAGCATTAGGTGGTCAGGTTAGAGGCGGTGAATCCTATCTTGTTGGTGAGCGTGGCCCTGAACTTCTCACAATGGGTACGTCAGGCCGAGTTACTAGTAACGACAGCCTAAAGAACGCATCTGGTAATGGTGCCGATGTTGTTGTCAATCAAACCATCAATGTAACCACTGGAATACAAAGCACCGTTAGAGCAGAAATCGTTTCACTTATGCCTCAAATTGCACAAGCGGCTAAAGGTGCAGTAGCAGACGGTAGGCAGCGTGGCGGTAACTTCTCAAGAGCAATGTCAGGAGCTTAATGAATGACAACCTTATCTTTTCCGTCTGTTGGTGTAGCCAAGATGTCGATGCGGTTGCGTCGAGTGGTTGCAGTGTCAGAATCACCTTTTACATTAGATACACAGGTTTATGCTCATCAGGGAGCGCGATGGGAGGCAGAGGTGTCTTTGCCGCCTTTAAGCCATGCTGAAGCTAAACCAGTTGAAGCGTTTATTGTTGGTCTAAAGGGCCGTGAAAATACATTTACCTTTGGCAATCCATTACATACCAGCACTCTTTCGGATGGCAGTGTTAGTAGTGCAGCTATAAGAGCAGAAACCTTAGAATTGGCATCAGGTCAAGCATCTGTAGTCCCTGCTGGTACTTATTTTGAGTTAAATAATCGTTTGTACTTAGTAACTGAAACTAAAGTTGCTAACGAAGCGACATTAAACTTTCAGCCACCTTTGCGGTTAGCTGTAACCTCTTCTCAGGCTATAAAATACAACTTACCTAAAACACTTTGGCGTATGGCTAATAATGACGTTGGCTGGTCAATTGACTCAACCTCTTTGTACGGCTTTACCTTTGCTTGCGTGGAGGCCTTATGAGTAGAACCCTAACCAGTGGAATGCTAGGCGTAACGACAGCAGATGTTGTTCGTCCTGCATACTTTGTAAAGATGGTATTTAATTCGGGCGAAAATCCTGACAACTTAAATATTTGGTCAGGTATAGGCGATCTTGCTTTTGGCGGGACTACTTACACAGGTGTAGGTGATCTGCTTTCTATTAGCCAGGTTACGGAAACAGCCGACATATCGGCCACTGGTATTAACGTATCTATTACAGGCATTAAAACTTCGTTTATTGCTATTGCGAAAAACCACGAATATCAAGGCAGACCGCTAACCGTTTCGTTAGGAGCGTTTAATGCTAGTGGATCGCTAATTGCTGATCCAGTGATTGTGTTCTCAGGTTTTATGGACACGATGACAATCTCTGAAACTGGTGAAACGGAAACAATAAACTTGTCAGTTGAAAATAAGCTTATTGCTTTTGAGCGATCAAAAATAAGGCGTTACACCGCAGAAGATCAAAAAATAGATCACCCGACAGACAAGGGCTTTGAGTTTGTTACCTCTATTCAAGAGAAAGAAATAATTTGGGGCAGACCAACAGGCACATCAGGTGGCAGTGCTGGAGGTCCAGGTGACAATGGTTCGGGTAATAATGGATTTTGGAATACCGCGTGAAAATATCACATGAATGTCTTGCCAACGTCAAAGAAGATATCAAACCCTTATTAAAAAAGCACTGGGAATTGGTTGCGCTCAATCAAGGAAAGATTAAGCTAAATCCTAATTGGGAAGAGTATGCAAGGCTAGACGCATCAGGTGTATTGCGGGTGTTTACTGCAAGAGAAAACGATGAGTTAGTTGGCTACTGCGTCCTTGTTGTTAGCCGAAGCATTCACTATAAAGATCATATTTTCGCAAATAATGATGTCACGTTTGTACTGCCAGATCATAGGGCAGGAGCAACGGGTTATTACCTAATCAAATACGCAGAAGATTATTGCCGAGAAAACGACATTTCGTTAATGAATATTAATACTAAAGTTCACGTTCCGTTTGACAAATTACTCGTCGGAATGGGGTTCGATTTAATTGAACGCATTTACTCTAAATGCTTTAAGGATTAAAAATGGCAATATCGCTCATTGCAGCAACAATAACAGGTTTCGTAGCTGCTATTGGCACCGCCGCAGTATTTTCGTGGGCCGCGTTTGCTATTAGTGCAGGATTTGCGCTGGTTTCAAGAGCGTTAACCCCAAAGCCAGATTTAGGTGCTCAAATGGGTGGTCAATCCATCACCACTAGAGAGGCCGCGCAGACAAGAAAGATTGTTTATGGTCGCGCTAGAATAGGCGGTAATATTGCCTACCTAGAATCAACTGGCAGTGATAATAAGTACCTTTGGCTTGTAATTACTGTTGCAGGGCATGAGATAGATGCTTTTGAAAGTGTATGGTTTAACGACCAGAAAGTATTAGACGGAACAAACTATACGGCTGCTTGGGCAACACCAGGCAATTCAAGTACCTCTCCGTATGTAAGCATTACCTTTCATAAAGGCGATCAGACTGCTGCTGATAGCGCGTTAAATAGTGCTTCAACTAAGTGGACTAATGACCATAAGCTTTTAGATACCGCTTATATGGTTGTCAAGTTAACGCACGATAGAGATAAATTTAGTAGTGGTCTGCCAAATATCTCGACTATTATTCGCGGCAAGAAAGTGCTTAACCCAAATGGCGGTGCTACTGCTTGGTCGCAAAACCCTGCACTTTGCATCTATGACTATTTGCTCGATGCTAAGTATGGTTTAGGTGAGACAACCGCTAACATCCTAACCGCCTCAGTCAATGCAGCTAAAATCATTTGTGATCAAGCTATACCTTTGACCGCAGGGGGAAATCAACCTAGATACACTATGGATGGAGTTATAGATACTGGATCGTCGTTAAAATCTAACATTGAGTTAATGGTTGGATCAATGGCGGGTCGTTTAATTTACTCTGGTGGTCAATTTGAAATCCATGCTGGATCGTATGTTGCACCCGCTTTTACCGTTGATGAATCCCAAATAATAGGCGAAATAACAGTCCAGACTAAACAGTCAAGACGAAGTGCGTTTAATGGCGTAAAAGGTGTATTTCTATCGGAAGATGATAACTATATTCTTGCCGATTACCCTGTACAGGTATCAAAGACGGTTGCTGGGTCTTTCGTCGTTGGTAAACGATACCAAATACTAGTTATTAACAACACTGACTTCACAGCTATTGGTGCGTCTGCTAACACTGTTGGCGTTGACTTTACCGCAACAGGAGTGGGGTCAGGAACAGGCACAGCATCTTTATTCTTAGCGCAAGACGGCCAACAAATATTCTTAGATATGGCTCTACCCTTTACCGTTAACAATGTTCGCGCCCAGAGGCTTGCAAAGATTGCTCTGCTGCGTTCGAGGCAGCAAGAAGCCATAACCATACCCTGTAACCTTTCTGCGCTTAGATTTAAGATTGGGGACAATATCAACGTTACCAATGCGCGGCTTGGATATAACGCAAAGGTGTTTGAGGTTGTAGGTTATTCTATGGGCTTTAGCTCAGATGGTCAGATGGGTGTTGATGTTCAGGCAATAGAAACAGCCTCTTCCATTTGGGCATGGCAGTCTAGCGACCAAGATGTTTTTCTAGGTGGAGGTGAAGTTGAATTATACGATGGAGCAGTAGCAAAGCCACCAACATCTCTGGCTGTTACGGCAATCACTTTCCTGGCGGCTGATGGTACTAATAATTCGTCTTTCCAAACTACATGGACAGCATCCGTTGATGCTTTTGTCGAAAAGTATGTAGTTGAATGGAGGCTTGCATCGCCCGCAAATCAGCCTTATTTTTCGCAAGAGACAAAGATTTCTCCGTTTAGAATTAATAACTTAGAAAGCAGTAAAGCTTATAATGTAAGGGTTAAGGCTATAAATGAGCTAGGTGTCTCAAGCACTTACGCAACTGTTGATCGGACTTCAACTATTGATACGACCCCCCCAGCAGTTCCATCTTCTGTTGCAGCAACAGGTGAGTTTGAGCAAATTACTATTAGCTGGGTAAACCCAACTGTTGATGATTTCTCGCACGTTGATGTGTATCGGTCTACATCCTCAAGCGGTACTTATGCCTTTTTAGAAAAAAGTGGTGGAACGACTTTTACCGATACAAACCTTGCGGTAGGTGTGCAGAGATTTTATAAATTAAAAGCAGTTGATTACACTGGCAACGCATCAACAAGTTTTAGCGCAATAGTTAATGCTACCACTACCCAAGTCCCTGTTGGCGGCATCGCAGATGACGCGGTAGACACTGCTCAGATTGCTGACTTAGCTGTTGAAACAAACCAGCTTGATAATGACGCGGTAACAATAGCGAAGATAGCAACTAGCTTGCAGTCAACAAACTATTCATCTGGCAGTGCTGGCTGGAAGATACTAAAAAGCGGTGTGGTTGAGTTTGAGCAAGCAACTATTCGTGGCGAAGTTATAGCCGCAACAGGCTCTATTGGCGGCTACACCATAAACGGTAATTCTTTGTTTGCTGGTGATGGTAATAC